GGCGGCGGCGTCCCCGAGGTCGTCAATCTCCATCGCGGTTTGGTGGATCGCGGCTTTGATCGCCGACACGGCCATAAACGACCCGATGGCCGCCCCGACCTTTGTCGCCATCTTCAACAGCGAACCGCCCGCCATGTTGGCGGCGTCGTCCACGTCATCGATTTTGTCTTTCAACCTGTCCGCGCCTTTCTCCGAATCCTTCAACCCCTTGTCGAGTTTCGACGCGTCGGATTCGAACAGGAAGAAAAAGGTTTCGAGAACGCTAGCCATTTACCGCCCCTTGTTTTGTTCCGCGTGTTGCATGGCAAGAAACTCGTTATAGCGAGTGACCGCGATGACTTCCCACAAATCGAACGCGTCTTCTAGCGTGTAGACGGTTCGAAGTTCGTTTAACGTGGCTTGACCGGCGGCAACGATTGCCCCGCAAAGTCCGTCAACGTTTTGGAAATCAACTGTTGGGCTTTCGCTACGATAATTTCGAAGAAAGCCGAGCCCTTGCCGTTGCCGAAAAAACTACAGTTGTATTCCAGCATGGCGGCTTCCAACCGGATCAACGCTTCGAAATCGGGGACGTGATTGTCCACCAACGCGCGCGAGTTGAGCGGCAGCACGACGCCGGACTCAACTTCCACGCCCACGTACGCCATGAGCTTTAGACAAACCTCCTCGTTCGTTTTGTAGTCGCCGATTTTCGGGATCGCAGTAATTGGGTACTGCGACACAATCTCCCGGCCTGCGAGGGCCGGGAACTTGTGGAGAATGAATGCCTTTTTCGAACCGTCTTGGCATTCGATGTCTTGGGGCTTGGGTTGAAGCAACATGGGGCGGGGTTCCTCCGGTTACGATCCGATGCGGTTTTCGAAAGCGAAGGTATACGGCTTCGTTTTCATGCGGCCCGACGACGCGACGGGACGGCCCGCGATGCCATCGGTAATCTTGCCGGGCGTGTAGGTGACGGTGCGCCCGCCGGGGTAGATGGCGACGAGGGTGATCACGTCGCGCGCGGACTGTTTGCCGCGCCCGATGCGATTCGCTTCGAAGAGAACCGACAACGCGCGATCGTCTTCGGTGTCGGGGATGACGTTGAGCGTAAGGCCGATCGGATTCGGCTTGCCCCACGTCACCATGTCGCCGTTGAGCCCCATCGCCTTATCGGCGATTTGCTGCGACGGCGCGTCGAGCGAATCCGCGTCGTCGGCGAACTGCGTCAAGGTGACGCCCATTGGAAAGGTATTGCTCGCGCGAAGGATCACGCGCAGACCGAAGCCGGAAATGTCTTGCATTGTTGTTCCCCTTGAATTGCGGCGTTGTGTTGCGGGCCTTAGATGAGAACGTGCGAGCCTTCAACCGAGCGGATCGCGTCATCTTTGCTGTAGAGCAAAGCGTAAACGGACTTGTATTCGGTAAGGCCCGCGGTATTGACGAACGGGACGATCGTCACGTCGAGCCAGTAGCCCGAATCCTGCACTTGATGCCACGCGAGCGGGTCGCCGCTACGCTGCGTCACGAACAGTTTTTGTTCCGTCGTGAGTGACTTCCCGGTCGAAATCGTTCCGTTGGTGAGCGCGCGGTCGATCACGTCTTGCAACACGGCGAGAATCATTCCGCGGCCCGCTTCGTTCGCGGGAACGCGGCTCGCCGAAACGAGCAAGTCCATGATTGAAGTCGCCGCGGCGTCTTTCAACCATTGCTCGTTCGCGTAGACGTTCATATCGACGGGCGCCGTCGCCGGTCCCATCATCACGCCGCGTTGGTAGAAGTCGAGCGCCACCCCGGCATTCTGCGTACGGCCGTAGTAGTTCACGCGGACCGCGTCCATCGAATCCGACAGCGCATCGGAATCGACGGCCGGAGTCACCGGAAACTGTTTGAACATGTAGTTGACGGTGGCGTTTCGCTGCGTGTAATCCGTCGCCGCAAGCTGCGCCATCGGCACGACTTCCGGGTATTCCGTTGCGAGCGGAGACAGCGTGAGCGAACAGCCCGCATAGCCGATGAGCGCGGCAGACCACGACACGGCATCCGCCAGCGCGACGGGAATCGACATATGAAACGCGACGTTCAACGCGGAGTTCGCGGCGGCGACGGCCGCGAGGTCTTCGATCGCCGGGTATGTACCGTCGCCCGGATCGGGCAGAAACGAGAACGAACCGAAGTTGTTCGAAATCGCTACGGTATCGTTGAAGGCGTCGAGCGGCGCTTGCACGGCCGCGCCGTTGGTGATGATCGCGCCTTCGACTGCGTACCATTTCAGGTGCGACGCCGCGTCGGTAAGACCGGCGCCCGACTGCGTCACGCCGAAGGTGATATCGGCGAATTCTGCCGTACCGCCAGCGACGAGGGTAAACGAGTTCGACGGCGCGTCGTAGTTGACGGTGGCCGCCGTCAGCATCGGATCGGCAGTCGCGCGAATCGCGTCTTGCAACGCGGTAGCGATATCGGCGAAGGCCGCGGCCGCGGAGAAGTCGAGCCCGGTGATATCCACTTCGGTCCCGCCGACGTTGAGCGTCACGACGCCAGCGACGATCGTTTTCAACGTGGCGAGCGGGTCGGACAGCCGCGCGCCGAATACGCGCGGATACGCGCCCTCCGGTGCGAAGCGGCCGAACGACAGGCGACGCGGCGAACTGATTGCGGGCGACACGTAACCGAAGTACAGGTTCGCGCGCGAGGCTTCGGGCGACGCGGCGCCGAAGTGCGCGGCGACGGCGGCGGCATCGGCGAACTCCAACACTTCACCGGGGCTCATTTTGTCCGACTGCGTGATGAATCGGCCGATGAGGTCGCGTTGACGGACATTGGAGCTACCGCCCACGCCGCTTGCGATACGAACGTATTTTGAAAAACGGATCATGTTTTGGTAACTCCCCTTAAACGCGGTTGATGTTGACTTCGCTTGCAACAACGGCGGGTAGAACGTCGGTGTACGCGTCGCGGTGCGTTAGCACTACGTCGAACGTTGGGTTTTCGGCGAACTCCCCTTTCTCGTTTACTACCGGCGTGTTGCGGATTTCCCGGACCCGCAAGACGCCCACCCCCTGAGCGCGGAGCGCCGCTAGCATGTTATCACTCTGTACCGCGGCGGCCGCCGCCTTGAGGTAGTCCGTGGCCGTAAGGGCGTCGAGGTCCGCAGGGTCGCGGGCGGCCATCGCGGAGAACTGATACGTCGTTTCGACTTGGATCGATTCGACATAGTCGAACTGTTGCGACGCGGCGTTCCAAACCTCCAACCGTTGCGGCGATCCGTGGCGAACGTCGAACAGCTTCGCGAACAGGATCGCGAGCCCGGACGGGGCGCCCTGTTGCGTCGGCTGGAAATTCTTTTTCACGGCCACGGCGCCGTAACCGTAATCGGCGAGCCGCGAAAGCAACGCGGAGCGAACGAGCGAGTCTAGGAGTACGTCACGCATTGGCGCCCCCGATATCCTGCCCAATGAGTCGGCACCAGCCGTCCTGCGAAAACCAATTCGTTTCGCCGACGACATTAAAGCGCCGCCCGTTCCATTCGAACTGGTCGCCGCTGCGATCGCGTTCGACTCCGACGATATCGGCGCATACAAGCCACGTCACGTAACGTGCTTTGAAGTCGAGCCCGAGACTTTCGTACTTGCGGAGCGGGACCGCCTGCACGCTCCCCTGCGGGATATCAACGCCCGGCGCAAACGACGCAACGTCCATCCCGGCCGCGTTGGTCGCGCGCCCGGTGTTCCGGTAATACCGGACGGTCTGCGGCTGGATGACCGTTAACGCCTGCGCGAGTAGATTCGAACCGGGGATCATTTCGTTTGCTCCGTCAGGTGCGTAACCGAAGTCACCATGACGGCGGTATCGACTAGAGGTTTCGTCAGGTTGCCGGTTGTCTTTCGATCGGCATAGCGGCGCTTGCGCGCGTTAACGGTGGACTCTTTCAACGGCGGGGTTTGAACCTCCGCGATCGTCTTCGCAACCGAGCCCGCCGCGGCGAGCCCTACCGCGTCCATGACTTGCGTCGGAGTCATTTCGCCGAGCGCGACACGCTTCGCCCCGAAACCGAATTGCTTCGTCCACTCTTTCGACTCTTTCGCGATCGTCGGACGCATGAAAGGCCGCGGGGGAATGTTGCCCTCCGCGTAACCCATTTCCTGAATCGATGCCACGTACGCGACGGAGGTCCCGTCCGGGTACTTCGCCGATTCGAAGAAACCAACTTTGCCCGACACTTCGGCAAGCCCCGCAACGCGCGCCAGCACGGCGCGCGCGCCCGGCCCTGAGCGGCGCATCTTCGCCACGTTAGAACCGCCCGCCTGCGCCGCGGAAGGCCGATCGTTCGCACGATCCGCCGACGAGCAACCCGCCCGCGCCTGCGATGCGTAGCAACGCGGACAACTGCGCCCCGTACGTCGTCGGGGCGAGGAAGGATGCCCACGCGGTTTGCGACTGCGGAACCTGCCGCGTGATCGATACGCCGTCGATTGTCGAAGCGGTGATAACTCCGACGTTTGTTCCGCCCGTCTGCGCCGCAAGCCCGAAGGTCACGACGAGGTGCGCGGTCATGAGGTTTAGCGCCAGTTGCAAGCGGTCCCCGTTGAGCGAACAACCATCGTTCGCATTGACGTACGCGGTCGCCATTGCGAAATACCCCGACAGCGTCGCATCGGGGTATTTCGTGTCGTCGGCGAACTGCGGGAACTGCGAGCGAAAGGCCGCCACGTCGAACGTATGAACGGCCATCGTCGTTCCTCCCGGTTACTTGCGGCGCTTCGCCTTGCCGCCGCCCGTGGAGGGCTTGGGCGCGTTCTCGCCGTCTGCGGCGAAGTCGTCGGCGCCGAGTTGGCGGCCTTCGTCGTTGGCGTTCATATCGCCCGCCGCGGCTTCCGGGTCCATCTTCCGGCCTTCGATTTTGACGAATCCGTTTTCGGCGTGGAGGTTGAACACCGGGTTTTGTGCGAGGGCCGCCGCGTCTTCCGCGGTGATTTCGGTCGCGACGCCCTGCGGAGTGATGAGGCGATCATTCGCCACGCCTGCGCCGCCCTTGACGAAGGTCGTATGCGCGGCTAGCGGCAAATCGGCGCCGCCCTTGACGTACGTCGTGTATTCCTGATCGGCGGCGAGCGTCG